AATGCTGGATGCCATCGCTGCGGCGCTGTTCCCTACCGGCTTTGGCACTCCGCAGGCTCTGCTCATGGTGGCAGCGGGCGTAGCCCTTGCTGCCGTCATCGCGGGCATCGTTGCCTCGATCGGCGGCTCTTTCAGTAAGAAAGGCTCGTCCGGGCGCGGCGGCTCTTCCGGCGGGTCCTCCGGCTCCGGCAGCATGGGCAGCGTGGACATCACCACCGGCACCGGCAGCCTTGAGGACGCCATCAACGCCAACACCAAGGTGTTGACAAAGACCAACTCCGCCCTTGCCGACATGATCCGGCAGGCGGGGGCGCTGGTGCTTTCCGACAACATGCGTCTCGGCTCCACCGTGGCCGCTTCCGGCACCGCACAGGTGGTGTCCGCTGCCAACAGCTACCACCGCGAGGGCGATACCAACATCACCCAGAACTTTTACAACGGCCACGACACCGCAGCCGCACAGCAGCGGGAAGCCCGCTGGGAAGCCGACAAGGCCAAGGCCCGCAAACGATGAAAGGAGGACACTGTGCTATTTAAGGACCATCTCAAAATCGTGACTGATGCCGGTGCCGTCCTGCATCTGGGCTGGGACTACGATACACCTTACGCTCTCGACCCGCTCAACGGCATCGACGTGGACTTGAAAACCGCGCAGGGTGTCGGTCAGGTGGGCGACACCGTGGAGGGACAGAGCGTCTCCGGCGTGTCCCGCACCCTGTCGGTTGTGTTCTGGGGCAGGGATGCGTTGACCCGTGCAAGAGCTTTTACCAAAAAGCTGCCCTACTTCACCAAAGGCACCCTCTATTTTGGCGACCACTATTTCACCCGCTTCGTGCTGCAAAAACTGCCTTATTTTTCCAGCTACACGCCGGACCCGCGCTGTGAGCTGATGCTCTACAGCGAGAAACCCTATTGGTACGATCTGAACGCCGTCAGCAGCGTGCTGGGCGGGTACGAAAAGGCATTCCGTTTCCCCGTCTGCTACGACAGCCACATCTACGGCATCAAGCGGGACGGCACGGCGGCGGTGCTGCGCAACGACGGTTCGCTGCCGGTGCCCTTCACGGCCACCCTGCGGTGCGACATGCCGGTGACGCATCCCAAGGTGGTGGATCTGCAGACCGGGGCCTTCATCGGCTTTGATCTGACCCTGCAGCCGGATGAGACGCTGGAGATCTACCGCAGCACATCCGACCGGCTGGCCTGCACCCTGACCCGGGCAGGCGTGACCGAGAACATCTTTGCAAAGCTGGACGAGGACAGCACCCTCACCGAGCTGCAGCCCGGCGATAACGTGCTGAGTATGCAGGCCGAGAACGGCTCCGGCTACCTGCAGGCATCCGTCAGCTTTTACCCGATGGAGGCGGGCATTCTTCCCGAACCGCTATGAGAATAGACGTTTTGGACGCAGAGACCCTTGCCCGCGTGGGCTGGGTAAAAGTATGGCACTCCCTCTACTGGGACAGCCCCTATTACTCCGAGGGCAGTTTTACCCTTGAGGTGCGGCCCACCGCCGAGAATCTGAAGCTTTTGCAGGAAGGCCGGTGGCTGGTGCGCAGCGACGAAACCCCCCGCATCCCCATGCGCATCTGTTCCCGCACCAACCAGAACGAGGATGCGAATTTGGTCGTGAGCGGCTACCCGGCAACATGGCTGCTGACCAAGCGGGTGTCTGCGGTGAGCATCAAGAACCAGAACGCCGAGCAGGCCATGCGGGCGCTGGTGTCAGCCGCCAAGCCTTGGCCCCGGCTTGCGCTGGGCACCGAGTACGGCTTTGACACGGTCTTTGCCAAGCAGACCTCCGGCGGCACGGTGTTCGACTACTGCCAGACCATCGGGCAGGCCTGTGATCTGGGGTTCCGCATCGTGCTGGACGGCAAGGGCAGCAGCAAGCGCCTGCTCTTCGAGTGCTTCCGGCCCACCTTCGACCCGAACAGCAGATACAGCCCCCAGTGGGGCAACCTGCTCAACGCCGGGTGGAGCTTTTCTGATACCGACTACGCCAACGTGGCCCTTGTGCAGGGCGCTGGCGAAGGTGACGAGCGGGCCACCGTCTGGGTGGGGGATGTGAACGCCACCGGCTCCGACCGGCGGGAAATGTACATCGACGCCCGGGACGTGCAGCCGGAGGACGGCGAGACCAGCACCAGCCAGAGCTACCTGGAAAAGCTGGCTGACCGGGGCGGCGAAAAGCTGCTGAGCCAGCTGCGCACCGGCAGTATCGAGTTTGACGTGGACGATGACACCCTGCAGGTGGGCGATGTGCTGAGTGCCAGCCTGCCCCAGCTGGGCTACACCGCCATGGTGCGGGTAGCCGACATCATCACCCAGAGCGAGGACAGCGGCACCACCCGCACCATCCGGCTGGGCACGCCCACATGGCACAAGACCTGAAAGGAGGACTTTTTATGGCTGATATCATCACTTACCCCGAAGACGGCATCCGATATGACGCCGAAGACGCTTCGGGCTACCTCGCCACCCGCCTGAGCGGCGTGTACAGCGCCGAGGAGGATTTTGCCGTCACGGCACAGGGCGGCCTGAGCGTGCAGGTGAGCGCCGGTCAGGCATGGGTGCGCCCGGCGCGGTTCAAGGGCCGCAGCATCATCATGGAGCAGCCCACCACCGTGGTGCTCACCGAAGCGGACCCTGTGCGCAGCCGCATTGACCGCATCGTGCTGCGCTACGACGCCGCCGCCAAAAAGACCAGCCTGCAGGTGCTGGACGGCACGCCGGACTCCGCTGCCCCTGCGGCCCCGGAAATTTCACGCACCGAGCTGGTCTATGACCTCTGCCTTGCCGAGATCACCGCCGCCGACATCACCGACACCCGCGCGGACGAGACCGTCTGCGGCGTCATGCGGGACGGCGTGACCGGCATCCCCACCGGCACGCTGGTGCAGCAGTTTCGAGCTGTCATCGACGCACTGAAAGGGGAAGCCGCCGATAAGCTTGGCTACTACCCAGTGGGCAGCATCTACCAGAGCACCGACCCCACCAGCCCCGCCGCACTGTTCGGCGGCAGCTGGGAAGAGATTGCTTCCGAGCGGGTGCTGATGGGTGCATCCAGCACCCACGCAGCAGGCACCACGGTGAAAGCCGGTCTGCCGAACCTCAAGGGCTCATCCTCTGGTGTGGCGAGCACAGCATACCCAAATGTATCTAGCAGTGGCGCTCTTTCTATAAGCACAAACAATGGCGGTTTGGCTGGTTACGAAGGCGGTTCATACGGCAGTAATTGCACCGTATCTTTTGATGCGTCCAAGTCAAACGCTATCTACGGACGCAGCACCACCGTGCAGCCCGCCGCCTACTATGTGCACATCTGGCACCGCGTGGCCTGAGAAAGGAGGTTTTGAGCGATGATCCCTGTGACATTTGACACTGTGGCAACATTGCAGTTTGGCAGTGAGGGTCACCCAACCAGTCTGCACTTTGCTATCCCGGAAGAGTGGAAAACCTGCAAAATCAGACTCCACCTGCGGCGCAGCGACGGTAGCTTTGTGCCCCCGATGCAGCTGGACGAAAATGGGTGCGTAAAAGTAGACCGCAGTGACTCCGGCAAGACCGGCGGACAGTGGATGCTGTCGGCTGAAAGTCCTGACGGAAAAGTATCTTACTCGCGAATCGGCAAATATGTGACCCCCATGGAGGTGACACAATGAAGATTATTGACGAGACCGGCGCGGTCGTGGAAAACCCGGATCTGGCCCTGGGCTACCTGACAGCTGACACCGAAGAGATCATCCACCCCGCCGTAGAGGGCGTGGAGGAGCAGTGGCACTGGGAGACCGTGACCGAGTATCCGAACGGCGGCAGGGATGTACAGAAGATCATTGACCGACCCGGCGTTCAGGCGCAGGAGGAATGGGTGGAACAGGTGCCGGTGCAGAGATACATCCGCTACACCGCCGAAGAGCTGGCCGCGCAGGAAGAAGAGCGCAAAAAGGCCGAAGCCCGGGAGAAGCTGCCGGAGCGCGTGGACGCGCTGGAAACCGCAAACGACGATATTATTTTGATGATGGCTGATTTGATTGGAGGCTGATTTTTATGAAAACCCTGAACGCACTCAAACTTCGCATTATGACCCGCGCTTTCAAAATCCGCATTGCCGCCGGTGAAGTCTTTGAAGACATCGCCGCCGACTACCTGTCCCTGACCACGGACGATCTGGAAGCCATCAAGGCAGAGCTGGAGAAGTAAAGGAGTAAGCGATGGAAAAGACCATCATGGACGTGAGCCGCCATCAGGGCGTCATCGACTGGGCAAAGGTCAAGGCAAGCGGAAAAGTGGACGGCGTGATGATTCGCGCCATGGGCAACAGCGCAGCGGGCAGGACCAGTGCGCCCTACACTGACCCGCAGTTTGCCCGCAACTACGCCGAGTGCAAGCGGCTGGGCATCCCATGCGGTGTGTATGGCTATTTCAAGGCAGTCAATCGGGAGCAGGCCGACAAGGAACTGGCCTACTTCAAGAAGCTGCTCACCGGTCGGAGCTTTGAGCTGCCGGTGGCGGTGGACATTGAGGACGAGGCGCAGAAGCCGCTGGGCAAGGCCGCGCTGACCAACCTGACGGCCTACATGCTGAGCACGGTGGAAAGCTGGGGCGTGTACAGCATGGCGTATACCGGTTTGTGGTTCGGCAGTACCTTCCTCTACATGGGCGGTGCAGAGCTGAAGCCCTACGACGTGTGGCTGGCCGCCTACCGCACGAGGAAGCCCGCGCCCGGCTGGCCGTTCGGCATGTGGCAGTACACCAGCGCTGCCCGCGTGCCGGGGGTGAGCACTAATGTTGACATGAGCCACGCATACAAGGACTACGCTGCTATTATCAAGCGTGCCGGTCTGGGCGCGGTGAAGGGGGTGTGACCGATGGCGAGTATTCTTGCTGCCGCAGGCATTCCGACGGCGGTGCTGGGGCTTCTCGTCTGGCAGCTGAAGCGGCGCATCGAGCGTCAGGAAGCACGGCAGGAAGCCGCAGAGAAAGCCCGTGAGGAGTTCGAGACGAACCTGTACGAAAGCTCCCTCGCCGCAATCGCGCTGGGAGAAGCCACCGCCAAAGCCGTGCAGCGCATCCCGGACGCCCACTGCAACGGCGATATGCACGCCGCCCTCGACTACGCGGCCGAGGTAAAGCATAAGCAACGCGATTTTGTCGCCAAGCGCGGCATCAGCGCGATCATCAACTGAGAGAAAGGAATCTGACCATGGAAGCAGTATTGACTAATATCTTGAACGTTGTCCCCGGCTGGCTTGCCCTCGCCCTGATGCTGGGCGGCTTTGCCTTTTACGTCCTCGGTGCCATCCGGCTGGGCTACGGCGCGACCGTCCGCCCGCTGGTGCTTGACCTGATCGAGCGCGCCGAGCATGAGATCCAGGGCACCAAGCGCGGTGCTGAACGCAAGGCGTGGGTAGCCGCAAAGCTCCGCGCCGCGCTGGACGCCAGCAAGTTCGGCAGGCTCTTCAGCTGGGTAATCACCGATGAGACCATCGGCAGGGTCATCCAGTTCTGCTTTGACAGGGCGAAGGATGTTGTAGGGAAACAGTAAACTCAATACATAGCAGCAGCCCCGGGGAGCCTGACGGTTCCTCGGGGCTGTTTTTGCGCTTCATGTGTTACTAATTCGATAACGTGTTTCTAATTTGTTACTAAATACCGTCGAAATTGTCAAATTTGCAGCAACCAAAGCAATGAATTTTCTCGTGAAGTCGGGCTATTTCGGAGTGTACAAGCCACTAAAAATATGCTATTATAAAGAGTAGATTTTTACTCCTTCTGTCTGCAAACGCGGGACGAAGGGAGTTCGTTCATGATAAGGAGAACCATATGAAAGAACGCGCTTACCCTGTGTATACCGTCAACAAACACGCCGAGGGCCTGCTGGTGGGCGGGCATCCATGGGTGTACGAGAACGACATCCTCAATTCCCCGGAAAATGAGCCGGAAAACGGCACTCTGGCCGATGTGGTCAGCACCAAGGGTTCCTACCTTGGCACCGGCTTCGTTTCGCTCAAGAGCAAGATCCGCGTGCGGCTGATCTCCCGCAACGCCAATGACACCTTTGATGCAGCCTTCTGGCGCCGCCGGGTGGAATATGCATGGAGCTACCGCAAAACTGTGCTGGAACCCGCAGATCTTTCTGCCTGCCGCATCATTTTTGGCGAGGCCGACCAGTTCCCCGGGCTGACGGTGGACCGGTTCAGCAACATCCTCGTCACCCAGACCCTGAGCGTGGGCATGGAAAAGCTCAAGCCCATCCTCTTCCCCATTCTGGCAGAAGTCCTGCGTGCCGACGGCCAGACCATCGATGGCATCTACGAGCGCAACGATGAGGCCCTGCGCGCCAAGGAAGGTCTTGAGCAGAACAAAGGCTGGTTTGAGCTGCCCGGTGAGACTCATCCGGCAAGCACCCAGACCGAGATCTGCGAGAACGGCGTTTACTACCATGTGGACTTCGAGAATGGGCAGAAGACCGGCTTCTTCCTTGACCAGAAGTACAACCGCCGGGCTGTGGCACGCCTTGCCGCAGGCCACACCGTGCTGGACTGCTTTACCCACACCGGCAGCTTTGCACTGAACGCCGCTGCGGGCGGCGCTGCCCGTGTGACCGCCGCCGACATCAGCGCCGAGGCCATTGCCATGGCGCAGCGCAATGCCCAGCGCAACGGTCTGACCAATATGGACTTTTTGTGCGAGGACACCTTTGAGCTGCTGCCGAGGCTGGAAAAAGAGGGGCACCCCTACGATTTTATCATTCTGGACCCGCCTGCCTTTACCAAGGCGCGCCGCACCGTAGAAAACGCCATGCGCGGCTACAAAGAGATCAACTACCGTGCCATGAAGCTGCTGCCCCGCGGCGGCTATCTGGCAACTGCCAGCTGCTCCCACTTTGCCACCGAGGAGCTGTTCATCAAGATGCTGCGTGCAGCGGCAAAGGATGCGCACCGCCAGCTGCGGCAGATCGAAGTGAAGCAGCAGGCTCCGGATCACCCGATCCTGTGGGGCGTGCCGGAAACGAATTATCTGAAGTTCTTCCTCTTTCAGGTAATTTGACGATTTGAATGCCCTCCGTTTCACTCCGGGCATCTTCAGCGGAAATTTTATTTTTAATGTTTGAGCTTCCGGAAAATCCGCGGATTTTCCGGAAGCTCTTTTTCACGAAGCGGGGCCGTAGCGGACAATGGCACCGTATATTAAAAACACATTTTCACCAGAAGGGACCCCATCGGGTAAATGCATCTTTTTGCTGCGCTGCCTGAACCCTCTCAGTCAAAGCCTGACGGCTTTGCCAGCTCCCCCGAGGGGGGAGCTTTATGAGCAGGAACGGAAAACAACAATCTTTTCCGATGATGAATAAACTTACCCGGCAGCTGGATAAAAGCTCGCCCTTCGGGAGAGCTGGCATTGCGCAAGCAATGACTGAGAGGGTTTTTCCCATCGAGCGGAGAGGGTTCGTCCTCTTAAAAAGTCATACCAAGTGCGGATGCTCCAAAAATGCCGGAAGCTGCTTGTGCAGAATCGTCAGATTTGTCAATTGCCTTTTTGCCCGGCAGCGGCTATAATCAAACCATAGACAGCAACGGCGCTGTGGGTCACCTCCTGACTCGCAGCGCCGTTTTTGTTAAGATGCTTTCGTACTTCTGGGTGCGGCATTGCGGCAGACCAGAATGCAGACGAAAGGGTAAGAAAAATAAGATCAAGTAAGGAGTAGGATTTATGGCAGCGAATGTTATGGAAATCTACGGCAGCAAGGTCTTTAACGAACATGTGATGAAGGAGCGCCTGCCGAGCGCAACCTATAAGAGCCTGAAGAACACCCTGCACAAGGGTGCTCCGCTGGACATTGAGGTGGCAAACGTTGTGGCCAGCGTGATGAAGCGCTGGGCCATGGAGCTGGGTGCCACCCACTACACCCACTGGTTCCAGCCGCTGACCGGCATCACCAGTGAGAAGCACGATGGCTTTGTTTCCCCTGTGGGCGACGGCACCGCCATCATGGAGTTCTCCGGCAAGGAGCTGGTGCGCGGCGAGCCCGATGCATCTTCCTTCCCCTCCGGCGGTCTGCGCGCCACCTGCGAGGCCCGCGGCTACACTGCATGGGACCCCACCAGCTACGCATTCGTGAAGGATGATGTGCTGTGCATCCCCACCGCATTCGTCAGCTACACCGGCGAGGCTCTGGATAAGAAGACCCCCCTGCTGCGTTCCATGAACGCACTGTCCAATCAGGCAGTCCGTATCCTGAAGCTGTTCGGCAAGGATGTGGATTACGTCTCCACCACCGTCGGCCCCGAGCAGGAGTACTTCCTTATTAAGAAGGAAGATTACGAAGCCCGTCAGGATCTGATCCTCACCGGCCGCACCCTGTTCGGTGCCCCCTCTGCCAAGGGTCAGGAGCTGGAAGAGCACTACTTCGGTGTCATTCGTCCCGAGGTCTCCGAGTTTATGAAGGAGTTGGACGAAGAACTGTGGAAGCTGGGCATTCCCGCCAAGACCAAGCACAACGAAGTTGCTCCCTGCCAGCATGAGCTGGCTCCCATCTTTGACACCACCAACGTTGCCATCGACCACAACCTGCTGACGATGGAGATGATGAAGAAGATCGCTCCCAAGTACGGTCTGG